TACAACCATGATGAAATCTCCGCGCTCCAACATGCCATGAACCTGAAGTTCCAGGATGAAACGGCTTTCCGGAGCGAATACCAGAATGAACCGGCGCCGGAGGACATGAATGAGGACGTGATCATGACCGCGGATGAAATCGCGGCCAAGCTCAACAATATGAAGCGCGGCGAAATCCCGGTCGGGGCAACCTTCCTGACAATGTTCATCGATGTCCAGAAGGAACTTTTGTATTACCTGGTGGCCGCATGGGAAGAGTGTTTTTCCGGCTATGTGGTGGATTACGGCGTCTATCCGAAGCAGAACCGCAGATATTTTCTACTGCGGGACGCTCGTCCGACTTTGCAGGACGCCGCGTCCGGTTCCGGGCTGGAAGGCTCGGTTTATGCCGGGCTTGAGGCGTTGACGGATGAGCTTTTAAGCAGAGAATGGCCGCGCGACGACGGGGCGATGATGAAAATCGAACGCTGCCTGATCGACGCCAACTGGGGCCAGACAACGGATGTTGTTTACCAGTTCTGCCGTCAAAGCACACATTCGGCAATACTGCTGCCCAGCCACGGCCGTTATGTCGGGGCCGGTTCGAAACCGATGAGCGAATACCGCAAACAGCCTGGCGACCGGGTCGGCCACAACTGGATGATCCCTAACGTCCGCGGTAAACGGGCGGTACGGCATGCCTTGTTCGACGCCAACTACTGGAAAAGCTTCATTCATGCCCGTTTTGCGGTTGGGATGGGAGACAGGGGATGTTTGTCGTTATACGGAAACCAGGCGCTGGCCCATCAGCTTCTGGCCGTACACCTGACTAGTGAATACCGCGTCAAAACCGAAGGCCGCGGGAGGAAAGTCGACGAATGGAAACTTCGCCCCGAAGCTTCCGACAACCACTGGCTGGACTGCCTGGTCGGCTGTGCGGTAGCCGCCTCGATGCAGGGAGCGACGCTGCCGGGCATCGGGGATTCCGGCAAACCGCTCAGGCCGCGCAAGCGGATAAGCCTTGGCTCATATCAACGCCAGCAATTAAGTCAATCGTCCGGCCAACGCAAAATACTGACTCCATCGACTCCTCGAAAAAGGCTGTAAATCTGTCTTTTAACCCATTCCCTGCAAGAAATTTTCATTAAAAACGCTTCCACCCCCAGTTTCATGGGTCTGGATTTCGCTCCCAGCTCGTATGTACAGAGTGGAAAGGCAATCACTGTCGAAATCTCAAAGGAGGCACTATGCAGAAAGAAACACAGACGACTAACTCACCACTTCAGGAAGTCGCATCCATTCTCGCCAACGGCATCATCCGCCTGAAAAAGAAAGGGAAACTGAAATAATGCGGTACGGGAGCATTTGCAGTGGAGTAGAAGCGGCAACCCTTGCCTGGGAACCGATGGGCTGGAAACCGGCGTTTTTCGCCGAGGTTGAGCCATTTCCGTGTGCGGTACTGATGCAGAAATTCGGCGCGACGAAGCCGAAACGCGTGCTGGTGCCGGATGAAGCAGACACGGCAAAGGAACGCAAGCAGCGCGAGCTGTGGCAAAAACAAATCGCCAAGTTCCCGGAGGGCGGAAGTATTCCGAACCTCGGGGATTTTACAAAGATCACAAAGGAGGATTATGACGGAAAAATCGACTTGCTTATCGGAGGCCCGCCCTGCCAGTCGTATTCATGCGCGGGGCTTAGAAAGGGACTTGATGATCCGCGCGGCAACCTCTCGCTTGAGTTTGCTCGACTGGCTTACCGCCTTGAATCACGATGGTTTTGTCTTGAAAATGTCCCAGGGATGCTGTCACAAAGCAATGGCCGGGCCTTTGCTGAAATACTATCGGCTTTCTGCGGATGGGAAGTTGAAGTTCCTGTGCTCAGAAGAAAGAAAAACGGCGAAGTCGTCAGAGGCTGGAAGAAGTCCGGCGTCGTCACTCCCGCTCCCGGAGGATACGGGCTGGCATGGCGAACTCTTGACGCTCAGTTCGTGCGAGTGGACGGGTATTCACGGGCTGTTCCTCAAAGACGAAGGCGTCTCTTCCTTATCGGAAGTATTGGAAGCTGGGAACGTGCCGCGGCGGTACTTTTTGACGAAGAAAGCCTGCGAGGGAATACTCCGCCGGAGCGAAAAACGAGGCAAGGAGCTTCCTGTGGATTTGAAGTCGGCCCTGCTGGAGGTCGTCAATCTGACGTAAGTGCCACCCTTGATACGAAGTGCAAAGACGGGGCGGTCCGCAACCAGACGGGCATGCTTTGCATGGCTCACGGTCAGGGCAATGCGGAGCTTTTGAGTGAGAAATCCCCCACGTTGAACTGCAACCATGAAGCTCCGATTATCTGCCGTGAATCCGGACAGGGCTTTTGGCGGCAGGATGAAGCATCCGGCACAGTCAAGGTTAATGGCGCTGAACCGACAACCGTGGTCTGTCTGAACAACCGCCCGCAGGAATTCAAAACCGAGGAACAGATTCATTATCCGCTTCGGGCTACCGATTATAAACAGCCTCCGGTTATCTGCTACGAAAACCATCCGAATGATTCCAGGATAAAGGAACTGACTGAAGGTGTGTGTCCGCAGATAAATGCCCGGGCCGGTACCGGCGGTGGAAATTTGGGCTTAGTGCTGCATGTCGCCGGGTTCCTGCCGGGGCAAGGGCAGAAAGCGGGGAGCATAGGGTACGAGGATGATTTGGCTCCGACGCTGCGCAGCGGATGCGACAACTACGGCGTATTTAAAAGCTACGCCATAGCCGAAAACATCATCAACCGCAAAGTCAAAAACGGCGGCAACGGGACCGGGGTAAAAGAAGGTATTCAATACACCTTGAACACAGTTTCACCGCATGGCGTTTCCTACAAATCCGTGGTTCGCCGGATGATGCCTGTTGAGTGTGAACGCCTGATGGGCTTTCCGGATAACCACACCAGAATCGCCTGGAACGGCAAAGGTGAAGAAGAATGCCCTGATTCCCATCGCTACAAAGCCTGCGGGAACAGTTTCTGCACAAACGTAGCCAGATGGGTCGGAATGAGAATTCAAATGGTGGAGGATTTTTACAATGAGCGAACTTGAACAGAAAATCAAAGACAACGCGTCCGGGCCGAAATCGGCGGAAAGCGATGGACAGAAAGTCGAGCAGCATTCCATCAAAGACCAGATCGAAGCGGACCGCTATCTGAACTCGAAACAGGCCATGAAGAATAAAAGTCTGGGAATAAGAATCAGTAAACTGTGTCCACCGGGAGGCGCGTAATAGTGAAGCCAGAAGGTAAATATCTTTACTATCCTGACGGCAGAAGGATGGAAATAAAAGCTTCTCCCCGGCCCGTATTCAGGCCGCATGGGATTTCCGGCTGGAACCGGCAGGTGACGGCGCGGTTCGACGCGGCGCAGACCACACACGACAACCGCCGTCACTGGGCAGCGGCCGGGAACCTGAGCGCCGATGCCGAAGCCTCTCCCGTAGTCCGGCAAATTCTGCGCAACCGGGCCCGGTACGAGATTTCCAATAACTCGTATGCGAAAGGCATCGTCCTGACGCTGGCGAACGACGTTATCGGTACCGGGCCGAGATTGCAGATGCTGACTTCGGATGACGTATTCAACCGCCGGATTGAACAGGATTTCATGCTATGGGCAGCGGCAGTGCGGCTGCCGGAAAAACTCCGCACCATGCGGATGGCGAGGTGCCAGGACGGCGAAGCTTTCGGGATCATGGGAACGAACCCTAAAGTCCCGCACGAAATCCAGCTTGATTTGATGCTGCTTGAAGCAGATCAGATTGCCAGCGGATTCGCTTTGAGCATGGATAAATACGAAGTCGACGGAATAATCATGGACAGTTTCGGCAATCCTGACCTTTACCGGGTGCTGAAGTTCCACCCCGGCGGCGCCAGTTTCAACCGTTACGACGACGCGGTGACTATTCCTGCTGAATCCATGCTGCATTGCTTCCGCGTTGATCGTCCCGGACAGCATCGGGGAGTACCGGAAATGACTCCGGCGCTGCCGATTTTCTCGCAACTGCGCCGCTTTACGCTGGCGGTACTCACAGCGGCCGAAGCGGCGGCTGATTTTTCCGGGATTCTCTACACGGACGCGCCGCCCAACGGCGAGGCTGACGAAGTCGATCCGATGGCGCTGGTCGAACTCGAGCGCAATATGCTCCTGACCATGCCCGGCGGCTGGAAGATGGCGCAGCTCGACCCCAAGCAACCGGCGACAACATATGCAGAATACGTCGACAAACTGATTGACGAAGCGGTACGCTGCATCCTGATGCCGAGCAACATCGCCAAAGGAAATTCGAGCGGCTACAACTATGCCAGCGGCAGGCTTGACCATCAGGTTTATTTCAAGGCCATCCGGGTGGACCAGTCGTTTATCGCGTCTGTGATTCTGGACAGGATTCTGCACTCCTGGCTGCGGGAATATTTCCTGCTGCATCCGGTATTCGAAATGAATTATCGCTATCCGCTGCCGCAGCACGCCTGGTTTTGGGACGGCAATTCGCACGTCGATCCGATGAAGGAAAGCCGGGCTCAGGATATCCGGCTCAAAAATCATTCCACAAATTTGGCTTTGGAATATTCCCTCGCGGGCAGAGACTGGGAATCGGAACTCCGTCAGGCGGCGCGGGAAAAGAAGCTGATGCAGGAACTCGGACTGACCGATGAAGACATAACCCTTTTACGAAATAACCACGCCGAAAAGGAGGACAACGCTATGAACGACGAATAAAAAAATAATTTTTCAGATACTGCACAGCTTAACGCGGCAATACGAGGTTAGGCGCTGCTTGGCTAGGCGGGGCAATGCGAGGCTGGGCGTGGCAAGGCAAGGTGAATTTTTAATCAAAAAAAGGAAAAACAGGACATGGAAGAATTTCTCATTATCGAAGCTGCTGCTGACAATGGCGGCAAACCGAAAGTTATGGGACTGGCTTACGGCGGCGGCAAAATGAATCTCCCCGGCTGGAAATACCCGGTGGTGGTCGATCTGGCGGGAATGGAAATCCCGGAACAGGTACCGCTCCTGGCGAACCATGAAAACAAGGTGGCGTCACGAGTCGGCATGGTCGCGGCGAAAATCGTGAACAATACGCTGGAAATCGAAGGCAATATCGTCGCCAACGGAGAACAGGCCGACGACATCGTCGCCCAATCCAAGGCCGGGGCTGACTGGCAGCTCAGTATCGGAGCCGAGGTCAAAAAATCTGAACTGGTCAAAGGCAAACGCATCGTCAACGGTCAGGAACATTCCGGGCCGTTTTATCACGTCGGCGAATCGACGTTGAGGGAAATTTCGGTGATTCCGGTCGGCGCGGACGGCGGCACAAAATTAAAGGTCGCGGCCAGCTTCAATATCGGCAAAGAACCGGATGAAAAAGAACCGGAAAAGAAAATTACTGCAAAGGAGGAAAAAACTGTGGCAGCGGAAAAAAAGATCAACCCTGAAACTGAAATCAAACCGGAAAAAACGGTTGTTGCCGATGGTGACGTCGCGCTCCAGGCAATTCGTATCGAGCGTGAGCGCGTGGGAAAAATCCAGGCGATCTGTGCCGGAGAATACGCCGACATCGAACGCCAGGCGATCAGCGCCGGGTGGACTCCGGAGGAAACTTCGGAAAAAGTCCTGAAGGCCTTGCGGGAGAACCGCCCGGCTGCCGATGTCAACATCATTGTCAAACGCAAACCTGCAGGTGACCGTCTGCGGAAAAACCTCGAGGCGGCCATGTGCCTGCGAGTGGGAGTTCATGCCGAAGACCTGGTAGCTTCCTACGGTGAAGAAGTGGTCGAGGCCGGATCGAACGATATGGATATGCCGGTTAAACAACTGCTTATTGAATGCCTGCGTATGGATGGAATCGAACCGCCGCGCTCCTTCGGCAACGAAACCATCCATGCGGCATTCTCAACAGTGAGTCTGCCGGGAATCCTGAGCAACGTCGCCAACAAGAAGCTGCTGGACTCCTTCCAGGCGCAGCCGATCATTGCGACCAGACTGTGCAGCGAAGGCGATCTTTCCGACTTCAAGGAAAACCAGCGGTTCCGCTTGACCGACGTCGGGGATTTGGCGCCGATTGCGGCCGACGGCGAAATCAAGGAAGGTGGACTCTCTGAAGAAAAAGCTACCAATCAGCTTGACACCTACGGGAAAAAGTTCTGCCTTACTCGAAAAATGGTAATCGACGACGACCTCGGGGCGTTCATGAAAGTTCCAACCGCCATGGGCAACCGTGCGGCACGGCTGATCGACCAGTTGTTCTTCCGCAGGCTGCTGTCCAACCCGAACCAGTCCGACAACAGCGCTCTCTTCGCGGAAGCACACAAAAATCTGCTTTCCGGAGCCACCAGCGTTCTCGCGGCGGAAGGCCTGCGCCTGGCGATCAAACTCTTTCTGGATCAGGTGGACGCGGACGGCGAGCCAATCAGCATCGAACCAAAATTCCTGCTGGTTCCAACCGCTTTGAAACACACTGCCATAGAGCTGACCAAGGGGGCGACGCTGATTATGGCAGGCGGTGATACTCCCTCAATCCGTCCGGCGCTGAATGTGCTCGCGGATGAAAATCTCGAAGTGGTAAGTTCACCGTACCTCTCGAATCCCAAATACGCCGGCAACAGCGAAAATGCCTGGTATTTGTTCGGAAGTCCATCTCAGATAGACACTTTTGAGATCGGCTTTTTGAAAGGGAAACGCACTCCGACGGTGGAAAGAGGCGACACGGATTTCAACACGCTGGGGCTGTGGTTCCGGGTATATTTTGACCTTGGAGTCAGAGAGCAGGACTACCGCGGCATGGTCAGAAGTGCTGGACAATAACTCTC